CCCAGCACAAACATTGTCGTATCCCGTAATGTAATATGGGGTTCTGATATAACTTTTAATCTTACCGGAAATTGTGCCCCGTACGAATTTCTTTTTAATGGCGTTCCGATTAATCAAACTAATAACGGCGTTAGAGTATCAGGTGCTGATAATTTTGCGCCATTTGTGCTCCATCAACTTACAAACAATATGACATGTCAAATAAATAACACTTCTGTAGTTCAAAATAACGTCCAACAAATTCTTGATCCAATTCTTAGAGGTCTTGATAAAAAGTTAATACAAGATGCATATGGGTCAACATTGACACAACTCGATTATTGGGGGGATATGGTTTCATCTCTTCCTCAATCTGTTGCTAATAATGCTGCTCTCGCTGCTTCTGTTGATGGAACTCAAGTGCCACTTATTAATACTTGGAACTCTCCATTTAATAGTGCTGCATATCAAAATTGCAAAGATTTAGCATCTAGAGCATCTTTTGAAATTATTTCTATTGTTGGTAATACGCCGGCCGGTGCTGCAGCTGCTGTTAAGAACGTATCAATCACAATTCGCGTAAGGGAACCTATCATTCTATCACCATTTTTATTCTGTGGTGATAATGAACATTCTGGTCTTGTAGGTATCACACAACTCAACTTTACTATGAGTATGGATGCCAGTGCCAAACGCGCTCTTCGTTGGTATCTTTCTAATACCGCTGGTTCTACTAAATCGGTCGTATCTGTACAATATACCAATCCATATATGGAATTATACTATTATACTCCTCCTCCAACAATGCTTGTCCCTTCCACTTGCGTCACACCACTCCAAAATTTTGTAAATTATATTCTTCCATCTACTGGCGGTAATCTTGCTGCTAATGCAACTTCAACCCTTACATCTAACTCTTTTCAACTCAATTCTATTCCTGATAAAGTTGTAATCTGGATCGATGATTTTGATAAATATGGTGCAAATGGTAATCAAGTGCCCGATCATTATGCTACTATTAATGCTGTTAATATTACTTTTAATAATCAAACGGGTATCCTTAGTAATTTTAGCCAAAAACAACTTTATGATTTTAGCCGTAAATCTGGTAGCCAACAGACTTGGGATGAATTCAGTGGTCTTGTAAATGTTGGCGGTAATAGTGTTGCTGGTAACGTTGTATTTAATAGAGGTACTTGCGGTAGTGTACTCTATCTATCTTTTGGGGACTGCATTTCAATTTCGGAAGTCTACAATAGTCCCGGAAGTCTCACCACAACTCAATTCCAAGTTAAAGTAGATTTTACTAATAATTTACTCAATCAAATTCAACCACAACTTAATGTTATGTTCTTGTATTCTGGTATACTTTCCACTACCAATGGTAACTCAGCATCATATCTTAATGGTGTTCTCACCCGCAATGATGTATTAAATGCTACATCTGCCCCACATATGTCTCAACGAGAACTTACCCGTTATGTTGGTGCTGGTGTTCTTTCTGACATGAAAGCAATGGCATCTAATTATCTACCAATGGCTAAGAAAATGCTTCAAGCAGTAGGAGATAATAAATATGCTAATCTAGGTGCTCAAGCACTTGATACACTAGGTTATGGTAAGACTGGTGGAATTTCTACCGCTGGTATTTCAACTGCTGGTATTTCAACTGCTGGTCGTATGAAATCTAAACTAATGTAAATTAAATAATTTATTTTTATTAAATTAATAATAAAAATAAAATATATAATAATAATATATTAAATGGAAAATACACCGTATAACCAAAAAATTCAACAACAGGTTATGGAAATAAATGCAAGACATTTACGTAATCTTGATGCTACAGGAAAACAAGTATTAGAATCTAATCTCGTACCTTTAGTTAAACCTTTAGTAAAATATGATGAATCTGTTAAAGAAGGTTCAGGTCTGTTTTCTGGTTTGCTAGATACTTTTGGGCTCGGGGCTCCAACTTCGGATGAAGGTAAAAAAGCAGGTCGTAGGGGAAGACCTCGAAAATCTGTAAAAGCAGGTATGGAAGCAAGTGGAATATTTTCGGGAATTTTAGATTCGATAGGCTTGGGCAAAGAAGACCAAGAAAAGTTAAAAGGTGCTGGATTATTTGATGATATTGCGAGAGGGTTTACTACTGGTTTTAAAATGCCATTTCAATTAGTAAATAAGGTATTAGGTGGAGCAAAAACTAAAAAATTAAAAGCAGGATTAATTAAGATCGCTAAAGGTCGACAAATGGGAGGTTATGGAAGTAGTAGAGTTGGCGGATATAAAGCACATTATGGTATGCCATCAAAAACTATTAAATCTGGTAATGGAATAAATGCTCGGGCTGTTGGTTCTGGTAATGATATGGAAGGGGCGGGAATATTTGACGATGTTGGTGAATTTGTAGGTAATTTCAAAAAAGTTTTACCATTGGCTAAGATGATTGGTATAGGTAAGAAACAAAGGGGACGTCCTCGTAAAGGTGGTGCTGTTGGAGTTGATGCAATGGCAGAACATAGAAACGCTTTAACTGGGGGTGGTCCTCTTAGTGGTTTGCTTGGAGCCATCGGTTTAGGCGAAGAAAAGAGTGCAGGTAGACGAAGGGGTAGACCTCGTAAAGGTGGTGCTGTTGGGGGTGGTCCTCTTAGTGGTTTGCTTGGAGCCATCGGTTTAGGCGAAGAAAAGAGTGCAGGTAGACGAAGAGGTAAAGGTGCTAAATGTGGCGGTGCATCCCTCTGGATACAACATTGTAAAGCATATGCCAAGAAACATAAATTAAGTTTCAAAGATGCCATGAAAGATCCAAAATGTAAAAGCAGTTATAAAAAATAAAATGTTAATTATTATAGATAATATAGATGAAATTTTAATTTATTTATATAATATTAATATATATTATATGAGTTTAGAAGCAAATAAATTTTTAAGCAGACTATATGGCGAAGCAGTTGCCGATCAACAAAGACAAAATAAAGAAGTTAAAGAAAAAGTTAAACAAGTTGCTTTAAGAGAAGTTGGTGAAGTTATGGCGACAAAAGAAATGAGTTCAAGAGATTATAATTTTTTTAAAAGATTAATTAATAATATTTCTTATGAAATATATCAAGTTTTACAAGCAGTTGCAGATGATAATATTAATAAATTATTTGAATTAACATCTAATGTTATTTCTGATTGGAATAATATTGTTTCTGCATTATCAAGATTAAAATATAATTCTTTAAGACCACAAGATAAATCAAAAGTAAAAGGAGATTTAGATGAGTTAAAACCATCATTACAACAACTAAGTTCTAGATTTCAACAATTAGCGATTAATGATAATAAATTTTCGGCTTTAGGTGAAAGAATTGATAATATTATTAGTCAAATTAATATTAATATTTATGATCAAGTTTCTTATCCATTAAAAGAATCAGTTCAACTATTAGAAGAACCAGAAGAAGATGAACCAGAAGAAGATGAAGAAGAAGAAGATGGAGAAGAAGAAGATGAAGATTAAAAAATTATATTATATAATAATATATGAGTTTAGAAGTTAATAAATTTCCGTCATCAATATCTCATGACGATTCTCAATTAAAAGTTATTCAACTTATAAAAAGTGTTAATAATAAATATGTACAAGAAATAAAAGAAGATAATACAATTGATAAATCTTTATTGTTAGGATTTAAAAAATTATTTAATGGCTTTACATATGAACTTTATCAATTAACTCAATTAATTGATGCTGATGCTACTGGAAACTATAATATTTTTACTCCTCAACTTGCTAGTCAAATTGATAGTGTTATTAGTAATTGGAATAATGTAGTTATATTTTTAGCAAATAAATTACAATATTCTAAATTATCATCTCAAAATAAAAATTATATTGATTCTAAATTTAGTGCTTTATCTCCTTCTGTTAAAAAAATTGTTGGTAATTTTCAAATGGATATTAGAGATGGGCATGCTAAAGTAACAAGTCAAAGAATGCCATCAAAAAGTTTATTCAATCTTTTATATCAATTATCTGATAAATTAAATAATAATGATTATACATTAATTATTTTTAAAGTTAAATTAGGAAAATATACACCATTAGAACCAGAAGAAGAAGAAGATGAAGAAGATGAAGAAGATGAAGAAGAAAAAGAAGATGAAGAAGAAGAAGAAGATGAAGAAGAAGAAGAAGATGAAGAAGAAGATGAAGAATAACAAGAATTTGAAGATCCTAATTGGGCTGTTTAAATAAATAATAATAATAATATAATATAAATTAATATTATATTATGACTGATAGACCTAATTATGTCCCTAGTGTATTAGATGAAAAAATTTTAGATAAAAAAACTAATTATTTATATAAAGTTCTTAAATTTAAAAATTCAATTCCTAAATTAGTCGGCACCGCTTCTTTATCATCTCAATTATATCCTGCTGACATTGATATGTTATGTGTATTAGAAGAGAAGCCAAAAAGATTCAATGAAACACAAAGACAATTTAAAAAAATATTTAATAATATTAGAAATCAACCTAATTTATTTTTTGTAGAATTTAAATTGCAAAATAAAGAAAAAGATGATAAATATAAATTCTTTAATTTAGATGATGTAGATAGTGATTTCTTCGCTAAACATTATGATGCTGATAAAATTGATATTTGTAAAATAGATTTATTACAATATTTAGATAATAAATTTCAAGATGTTAGTATTATTTACTTTTTTAATAAAGATGTTGTTGATATGAATAAATATAGAGAAGAATTATTAAATGATCAGAAAGAAAAGTTTGATGAAGGGAAATATTATAAATCATTAAAACGAATGTTAGTAGCATCCAAATTACAAGTACCACCAAACATTAATGTAATTATTGGTATTACTAATTTCTTTAATTCAGAAGTTGGAAAAGTATATCAATTAAATAATTTTCTTAGTGCTTGTTTAACTTATATTGATAAATATGGTTATGATGATAGAGTTAAATTATTCTTAAATAAAATAGGATTTCCTGAAGATATTGATATAAAACAAATTCAATCTATTTCTAAAGATTATGAAAAATTATATAATTCTGAAGCACTTAAGTTCTATAAACACTTTAATATTCCTGTTGGTAGACCTAAGCCATTTCAAAGGGCTAGAATGGGTAAGTTTGCAGGTAAAAGAAGTAAATTATAAAAATATTATCTAATTATATATATAAGATGTCATTTAATCTTGAGAAAGGTGGCGAAGTTGCTATTATAAAAGGTGGTACTGAAGATGGTACTATTATTTTTTTAGATGCTAATTATAAAAAAGATGATAAAGATAATAAAAAAGGATTAAAAGGAAAAACAGGTAATTTATATTTCGATAAGTTAGAACTGCCAAAGAATCAAACATTTCAACAATATCCTAATACTCACACAGAAAGACAGGTATTAATGATAGTAGGACAATCTGGATCTGGTAAAAGTTATTATCTTAATCAATATATGAAAAATTATAAAAAAGCATACAAGAATAAAAGACCTATTTATTTTTTTAGTAATGTTGCTGAAGATAAAAGTATAGATGCTAAAGTTGTTAAAAGAGTTGCATTAAATGATACTTGGACTTCTGAACCGTTAACTGTCGATGATGTAAAAGATAGTCTTTGTTGTTTTGATGATATTGAAATGATAAAAGACCAAGGGATTAAAACTGAAGTATTTAAATTTATTAATGAAATTTTAACTACTGGAAGACATACTAATACATCATGTGCTTTAATTGTGCATTATGCTAATAATAAAGGTTATCTTAGAGACTTTCTAAATGAATGTCATACATTTACTTATTTCCCAAGAAGTGCTAATAGAGGAACAAAATATTTATTAGAAAATTATATTGGTATTGATTCTAAAGAAATTAAGAAAATTAAGAAATTAGAAAGTAGATGGGCAACAGTATATAAAAATTATCCTAATTGTGTATTGACTGAAAAGAATCTATTTTTACTTGCTGATATGGACCAAGATAAAAAAGAATAATATAAATTATATTTTTTTTATATTATAATATATATAGATTATGGAGAATGAAATAATGGAAAAGTTAAAAGAAAAAGGATTAGCAGATAAATCGATTAAATTATATATGACAATATTAAAAGGTCTTAATGATAAAAGAGAAGTTAGAAATTTAAAATTTCTAGAAAATCCTAAAAAGATATTAGATAAGATAAAAGATTATAAACCTACTACTCAAAGAAATGTATTAATTGCTATTGTATCCATTTTAAAGAATCTTGGTAATGATGGATATAAATTATATTATGATAAAATGATTGAAATGAATAAAGAGATTGAAGATAATAATAAAAATAATGTCAAGACTGAAACACAAAAAGAGAACTGGATTAAATGGGATGATGTTGAAAATAAATTTAATGAATTGGTCAAAAAGTTAAAGGGAAGCAAAAATATAAGTGAAGATGGATATAATAATTATTTAGATACTGTTATATTAGGTTTATATGTATTATTACCTCCTAGACGAAATGTTGATTATCTTACCATGAAAGTTAGTACAGATGGAAACAAAGATGATAAATATAACTGGTTAGATCTAAAGAAGAAACAATTTATATTTAATAATTATAAAACTAAAAAGTCATTTGGTCAACAAATTATTGATATTCCAAAAGATTTGATGGATTTAATAAAAAAATATTTAAAATATAAAAAAGATGGTGAAGGATATTTATTGGTAAAATTTTCAGGTGAAAGATTAAAAAGTGATAATGCTATAACAAGAAGATTAAATAAAATATTTGGTAAAAATATTTCTAGTAGTATGTTAAGACATTCTTATTTAACTTCAAAGTATGGTAAAGTGCAGGAAGAAATGAAGGCTGACGCTGAGGCTATGGCTCATTCAGTCAAACAGCAGAAAGATTATATTAAAAATTAAGATTATATTAAAAATTAAAATTTATTATATAATATAATTATATAATGAGTTCATTAAATGCTAATGCTGGTATATTTGACAATCTAAATAGTTCATTAGTTCCTATTAATGCTGGTTCATCTTTTATTGGTCGATATATTAGTTGTCTTGACTTTTCAGTTATTGATGTTTCAGTTAAGACTGATTCTATTTATGATCTTAAAGTAATTTATAGTCATGATGGATTCAATGATGATTCAACAACAACTGTTAGTGTTGTTTCTGTTAGTTCTGATACATTATTTTATCAATTCAGTCCCAAAATGAGATATTACAGAATACAATTAAATAATACTGATATTGATAATCAAACTGAATTGACTTTACAAACTATACTTAAATCTACTTTAACATATAATGCAAGTGTTGCACCTGCCTCAAATGTTGATATTACATCACCACTTAATATGGATGGTTCTGTATTTGTTGGTGGTAATTTGGTTTTATCTGGTTCTGTTGGTGTTAATAACTTTCCATCAACACAAGATGTTAATATTACTAACGCATCAGTAAATGTTTCAGATTCAACTACTCAGTCTAAATTAGATTCTATTCAAACTCAATTACAAAAAAGTAATAAAAATAGTACAATCTTATGGCTTTCTAGTGTTACAGGTGTAGGTGGCGTTAGTCTTAATGCTAATTTATCATCAGTTAATCAAACTAATTTATCATTTTATGGTAATGTAAGTGCCACAACTGTTTTAACTGTTCAATTTAGTCAAGATGGAACTACATTTTATGATACACAATATAGTTATTCTCAAACTGGTGCAGGTGATATAGGTTTTAATATCCAATCTTCTCCTTTATATGTTAGACTAAAATCAAGTAATAGTGTCAATGCTACTATTTATTTAAATTGTAATTAATTGATAATTTTATTTTCTAATATTTTTACTTTTTCTGATAATTGTTGAACTGCTTTTACGAGAGGTGCGATAAATTCAGTGTAGGCTAGATGATATACATCGGTGCCTCCATTTACACTACCATTTTGTAATCCTGCAAAGTCAATATTTAACTCTGTCATTGTGTCTTGAATATCTTGGGCTAAAAAACCATTATGAAAACGATTTCTTTTCTTTGATCCATCATTTGGTAATTCTGTTATATTTCCATTTTCATCTATTTGACGGTAATCTTCTCTATAATTCCATTTATATTGTTTTGGTTTAAGTTTTTCTATAAAATTTAAACCTAGTTCTTCTTCTTTTATATCTGCTTTATCTCGAGCATCAGAACGAGTGCCAGTTGCATAAGTATATACTGTCGTTGTTGATTTACCTATTTGAATTTCATTGTCACCTGTTAAAATTTCAGTAATGTTATCACCAAAAACACCGGAATTTGCTCTAGTGACTCCTAATGTATCTTTACAATTACTAGAATACCCAAAAATAGAATTATTTGATTGTGATGATTGTCCTGCACCAGCAGAAACACCAACAAAAGTATTATTTGTTCCTGTTGTCAATACTTGTGCTGCATTACCACCTATTATAACATTACCATTTCCAGTAGTTAAACCTATTGCAGTGGAACGACCAATAAGTACATTATAACTTCCACTCATTCCTGTTCTACCAACTTGATATCCTAGAGATACACAACTAGAAGCACTTATTGCCTTATGTCCTACAGCTACAGAATTACTACCTACAGAACTATCAGCATCAGTAATCTGTAATGTTTCTGTAATAGCATTTGTTGGAAATAAATTGATAGTATTTATACCTAATTTAGTTCCGTCATAAGTTAAATTAGTTTCACAATCAAGTGTATTTGTTGTTCCAGAAGATGATACAATTCTATTATCGGCTTGATTATTAATTGTTATGGTAGGTGGGATACTAGCACCATTTATTTGACTACAAACGACATTATTAGCGTTTAATTTACTTGCTCCAGATGTTAGAACATTCATACCGAAAAAAGCGCAATTTGTTGGATATGAGACAAATCCCGCACAATTATTAAAAATTACTTGTGAAGGTGATAGATTTGATAAAGTGATTGTGGCACCACCAAAATTACAATTTATAAAATATAATACATCAGTAAAGGTATTTGATACAAAAATATTACAATACTGATTAAAACTACAATTTGTAAATGTCATATACTTTGTAGACCCCTGACCAATAACTATATTATGAGCAGTGGCGACAGTTCCAGTAAAATTAACATTATTAAATAAGTTGCGACCAACACCATATAATAGAGATGTTGAACCTTTTACTTGTATATTTGAAACTCTTATTAATTCACTTGTTCCTAATATATTTAAACCATTTAATATCTCGCATATTGTTCCATTATTACAAGATGGATTTATAAGAGATATATTATATTTATCTGTTATAGATACTGATTCACCATAAGAACCAGATGAGATATAAATAGTATCAGCTTGTGATACACTTAATAAGGCTGAAGTAATTGAACTAACATTATCATTAACATATAATGAGTTTGATGTTAATTGAATATTTGGATTTCCAACAGTTATAAGATTATTAGAATTTTTTTGTAAACCTGTAGATATATTTAGACCTGATATATCAATACCATTAGGAGAATAGGCTATTTGGTCAGAACTTAAATTTAAATTATTTATGTTGACTTTTCCGAGATATACACCATTTGTATTGTTTGTGAGTGATATTGCACCTACTAAAGACATTTATATTATAATATTAGAATATATTTATAATATTATATAATGGATTTAGATTATATAAATCTTATGATCGGTATAACTGCCCTTATTTCATCTTTTTTTGCCCATCTTAGACATAGTCGATGTTGTTATGGACTTATTGATATTGATATGAAAACATCCAAAACACCCCCCGAAACACCAACAAATACTACTGAAAACACTGCTTTAATGACTCCAATAGAAGCTATTGATATACCCCCTAAGAAGAAAATTAAGAACTGGCTTTAAATTTAAAAATAATAAAAAGTGTATATGCATACTAAATATATACTTATTTTTTCTATCAATTTCTGCGGGCAAAATTTAATAATAATAAAAAGTGTATATGCATACTAAATAGATTGAAAAAATGTTTAATTCTTGCCACACTTTTTATAACCTCCTTATATTATATAT